TGTTGGTCCAGGTTCTGCATATGGTTTGTCCCATGAATCACAATGCCAATCATAATATTGATTTAATTTATACTTTGTAAATTGACAAGATTCAGAATAATCCCATTCAAAATTCCAACCTGCTTTTGCATTTGCCTGATGTACATAAGGTTGTATTTCTTTATAAATCCATCTATCATTCATCCAAACAATATTAGAATCTCTTTTTTTCTTAATATCATTTATTTCATTATCTGTTAATGGATTATCTTTTAAATTTCTATCTCTACCATAACCACCTGTGATTGCCTGTTGTTCATTTTGTTTTTCTGCTTTTCCATATTTTACAATCAAGTCACATATTCTAGGTGGTATAGCTGATTGAAAATACCAATAATAATTAGATAAATTCATAATTTATAGTTAATAATACATTCATTTGTTTAGATTTATTTTCTGTAATAAAATATCTTTGTGTAGAAGGAAACATATAAAAATAATTATTTTCTATGGGCATGTGCCAGGTTCTATACTTTCTTCTATTATCATCATATTCTATTACAAGTTCACAAGAATCTTTACCTACAAATGTACCATAAACTAATGTATAGTCTGGAGAGTTTCGTAAATCTACAGGATCAACTTGATGTCTTATAAAAGATTTTTCTTTAGGATTATAGATATTTCCATGTTGGGATTTATCAATTAAAGTAAAATTATATTCTGATCTTATATGATCTCTAATGTAATCTTTTAACCATTGTAAAGGTTGTGAAAATGGTATAGTAAAATCATCATATGCATAAGTTTTAGAATCATTACTAATTCGTTTATTATTTACAAATGATGTAATTATATCATTTTTAATTTTATCTCTATCAATATCAAAACCTTTAGGCATATCGATAGGTCCATATATCAGAGGTATTTCTGATAGTGTTATTTTTTCCATATATATATTATACACTCCTATTAAAAAAAGTCAATATTAAAGGGGTATATTTATATATTATCTTTCTACTTTATCCCAAGCACCTGTAGATTCGTTCCACTCATATTTATGAGTACCTACTTCTTCTTCAGATAACTCTGGAGCATCACCAATTGGTGACTGCCATCTTGCTTCTGCTGTATTAAGAACCCAACTAGCATGAGGTTTTTTAGGTAAGAACAAATCATTGTCCTCATCATAAATATAACCTATACCTGCGTAGTTACCTCTTAAAGGTGTTCCGCCTAATTTATGTTGTCCGCCTACTGTATTGTAAGATGTTTTTTTCCAAAGAGGCCAGCTGTGGATTCTTTCCAAAAACTGTCTACCTACTTCTTCATCTTCAACACCATCAGCATTTTGACAATCCTTATCAGCTACAACGTGTACCGCTATAACTTTATTGTTTGCTCCTAGTTTAGCATAATGTGCCATTGTTTGTCTCCTCTTGTTAAATTAATTATTGATATTGATATCTTATTATTACTATTCCTGATCCACCTGCTGCTGATGCTGTTGGACCACAATATACACCTCCACCACCACCACCAGTATTTGTTGTTCCATCAGTAGCTGTAGTGCCAGGATTACCTTGAGCACCTGCCCCACCTCCACCAGCACCACCTGTTCCATTTCCTGAAGTACCAGATGGATATTTTGCCCCACCTCCACCACCAGCAAAAGTTGTGTTAGAACCATTAATTCCTGTTGTTGCTCCATCACCACCATTCATATCACCTGGTGTTCCACCTGCTTCTGTTGCTCCACCACCACCACCTGATGGTCCTCTTGAAGGTGGATTAGCTTCTCCGTTATTTCCTTGAGGTGGACTAACAGGAGGTGTATTACCTGAACCTGCTCCTGCTGGATTTTCTCCACCACTTCCTCCACCTGATCCGCCTGAAACTCCTGTCGCACTACTTCCTCCACCTCCACCACCACCATGTGATGTAATTGTACTAAAAATTGAATTACCTCCTGCTCCCCCAGTAACTGACGGTGATGGACCAGGAGCTGCTTGTGCTCCACCTGCTCCAACTGTAACAGGGTATGATGTGCATGCTGAAACTGATAAACCATCTGGTGCTACTAGTGGTGAAGCTGTAAAAGGATCACCTGCAACTTTACCTTCTCTAAATCCGCCTGCTCCACCGCCACCACCATGGTTTGCTCCACCCCCTGCTCCACCTGCAACCACCATATAAGAAACTTTATTATTTGCTGGTGTTGGTGCATTTGTAATAGCAAAAGTACCATCACTAGTAAAACTATGAATTTTGTAATTTCCTTGAGTTGTAATAGTCCCACCTGTTGCTGTTATATAATTTGGTATTCCTACATTACTTGTTGAGTCAACAACATCCATCCACCCTTGAGTACCATCTACATAAATTAAAGTAACAGATTGACCTTCTCCAGTTAATTGTGGATTATTACAAGCACCTCTAATTTTTGATCCGTTTCTACAAAGTGTAACTGCATTGCAATGCCATTTTTGTGCATAATCTTTTAAAGCTATAATATCACCTGCTGAAGGTGAACTAGGTAGTGTTACTGTTATTGCTCCCCCAGTTGTATTTACAAAAAATCCACTGCCATTTACTGCTGTAAAAGGACTTGTCTTTGCAGTTGTGCACCAGTTAACTGTTCCTGTTCTTCCGAAACCAGATTGACTAGCTCCTGAAGCTAATGAAACAGTACCTCCACATCTTCCTAAAGTTATTGTAGATCCACATAAAACAACTGTTTTACCTGCTCCACCACCAACTGTAGCTGTGCATCCTGTTCTTTGTTCTAATTTGTTTACTTTAATTGTGCTCATATGTTACCTACTTAATTATTGATATTTATATCTTATTATGACTACTCCTGATCCACCAGATCCTCCTGTTGTTGTTGGCCAAGAGCCAGAACCACCTCCACCACCTGTATTGGCTGTGCCTGATGTTCCTGATCCTTGTGGATGATTTCCAGCAGCTCCGCCACCACCAGGTCCACCCGATCCACCAGGGTGACCAGAAGTAGGATAGCCTCCGCCACCACCACCACCTGCTCTAGTTACAGGGGAACCTGTGATTGAACTTGCTGTTCCATTACCACCATTTCCACCTTTTGAATCTGGAGATGTTCCTTGTATTGGTCCACCACCACCACCAGCTCCGCCACCACCAGCAGCAGATCCTGCGTTAGGGCCACCTCTACATCCGTTACCACCAGGATTACCTTGAGGAGGTGATACGGGTGGTTGATTACCATTACTTCCAGGATTAGGTTGATTCTCACCAGCTCCACCACCTGAACCACCAGGTGCTCCGCCTGGATAAGGTCCTGAAGGTGCACCATTACCACCACCTGCTGATGTAATTGTACTAAAAGTTGATACTGATCCTGGTGAAGAAGTATTTGAATTTGGTCCTGTTCCTCCTGCTCCACCAGCACCAATTGTAATTGGATAAGTTTGTGTTGAAACAGTAATAGCTCCAGCACCATCTAATGGTGATGCCGAATAAGAATCATTACTTGCTTTATCTTCTCTATAACCACCAGCTCCACCGCCACCACCTTGTTGATAAGGTGCTCCTCCACCTCCAGCAACTACCATATAAGAAACTTCATTATTAGGAGCAGATGTTCCTGCTGTTACTGCAAAACATCCACTAGAAGTAAATGTGTGAATTTTAAAATCTCCTGATGTTGTAATAGTTCCACCTGTTGCTGTTATAAAAGCTGAAGATCCTACTAAATTTGATGTAACTGATTGTTCAGTTGGTAACCAACCTTGTGTTGAATCAACATAAACTAAAAGAACAGAACCACCTTCTGCAGCTAAAGTAGGATCAACAGTATTTCCACCACCAATATTATCTGAACCATTTGGATTTATTGTTACTGCATTAGAATCCCAAGTATTTGCATAATCTTTTAAACCTACGATAGCACCTGCAGTTCCTGCTGGTAAATTAACTGTTATAGCACCACCAGTTGTGTTAACAAAATATCCTTTACCACTTGCCGCTGTAAATGTGGAAGTTTTAATATCACTTGTTTGCCAATCAACAGCACCTGATCTACCAAAACCTGTTTGTGAAGCACCACAAGCTAAAGCTATTGTATCTCCTGAAGCACCAATAGTAATTGTAGTTCCTGATTGACTAATAATATTTCCAGCATCAGATGCCTGTAATGCATTAGATTTAACTACATTTCCTGCAACTGTAACTGTATCACCAGCTGCACCAACTGTAATTACATTACTATCTTCGTTAATAATATTATTATCATCTTGGTCTGTTATATTATCTACTTTAATTTTACTTGTCATAATTTTCCCCTATGCTGTGAATGTTCCATCTGATGTAAAAACTCTAATTGTATCTGAACTACAAGTTCCTGTAGCATTACCACCTGAACCTCCGTCTGCTGTTAAGTGACGAATAACTACAATACCTGAACCTCCAGTTCCACCTGAATAATCACCCGATGTTCCTGGGCCTCTACCTCCACCGCCTCCACCACCGCCTGTGTTGGTTGATCCATTTCCACCATTTCCTGCAGAACTTGGTCCTGGCCCACCTGATCCACCACCGCCTGATCCACCAGCCGCATTAGAACCTCCTTCGCTAGCACCGCCACCACCTCCAGCAAAATATCTTCCTGGACTTGGTCCTGTTGTTCCATAACTTGGTGCTAAAGGTCCTAAATATGGTGAAAAAGAATTTTCACCTACACCACCTGCACCTGCTGTAGATCCAGATCCATTACTTCCTACTGCTCCAGCAGCACCACCACCTCCAGTTCCATTACCTGGATGTCCATCTCCACCATTATTTCCTTGAGGAGGACTAACTGGTGGAGTATTACCTGCTCCCCCTGGGTGAGGTCCTCCACCTTCAGAACCACCACCTGAACCTGAACCTCCAGTATTTCCAGCTCCATTTCCAACACCTTTACCACCACCTGTTGAAGTAATCGTGCTAAAAACTGAACTTGAACCAGCAGCACCAGATCCTGGATAAACACCAGTACCACCACCGCCTACTGTAATTGGATATGCTGTGCCTGAGGTAACACTAAAAGATTTAGAAGTAACTAATCTATAACCACCAGCTCCACCACCTGATCCGTGGTTTGTTCCACCACCACCTCCACCGCCAGCTACTACTAAATACTGAACATTATATGCTAGTGGTTTTAATGTTGGTGTTGTTTCATTTGCAGCGTTAACAGTAATCCATCCTTGATCTGAACCAGAATAAATAACTGTTGTTGACATTCTTTCATCTTTTAACATAGCATTTGTACAACCACCTTTTATTTTAGAGCTATTTCTACATAGTGTAACTGCATTAGTATCAAAAGTTCCATTTAAATCTGCTATAGCTAAAATATCTCCTGCTGAAGGACTTGATGGTAATGTAACAGTTACAGCTCCACCACTTGTATTTATAAAATATCCTACTCCATTAGCTGCTGTGAAAGGACTTGTTTTTGCTGTTGTACACCAATCTACAGTTCCAGTACGACCAAAACCTGATTGAGATGCAC